AATGGGTAAAAGACAATTGGGTAGATATTGCCAATAAAAAATCAGACGGATCATATCCTAAATGTGGACGCAGTGGTGGTGAAAAAAGAAAAAATTATCCTAAGTGTGTGCCAATAGCAAAGGCAAGAGCTATGTCAAAAGGTCAAAAAGCTAGTGCTGTTAGACGTAAACAAAAAGCTGGTAATCCTGGTGGTAAGCCAACTAATGTGGCAACAATATTAAAAAAGAAAAAAAATAAAAAGGTGGCTTAATGGCTAAAACTCCAGCATGGCAACGTAAAGAAGGTAAGAGTGAGTCTGGCGGATTAAATAAAAAAGGTGTAGAGTCTTATAGAAAGGCAAATCCTGGTTCTAAATTAAAAACAGCGGTAACTACAAAACCATCAAAACTTAAACCAGGTTCAAAAGCATCCAATAGGCGTAAATCATTTTGTGCTAGAATGTCAGGTATGAAGAAAAAATTAACAAGCAAAAAAACAGCAAATGACCCTAATTCAAGAATAAACAAATCATTAAGAAAATGGAATTGTTAAATGGATAACTCAAAGATATCAAAGGTTACTCAAGAAGTTATTAAACAAGCTACTAGAATACATAAAGAACACTCTACCTCTGATGAGGATACAATTTTTATTGCAAATGCATTTCTAAATGCAACAAAAATACTATATACTCAAGCGCTAGGTGAAGAGGTAGCAACTAGTCTTTTACTTGAAGTTATGAGACACAGCTTTGGCGATGAAAGTCGCACTTTACATTAAGGAGATAAAAATGAAAAAAATAGACGCAGAAAAACAACCTGGTCTTGCAGCTTTAAATAAGAAAAGACCAGATGTTACAAAAAGAATGGGCTACATGAAAAAAGGTGGTATGCCTAAAAAAATGATGGGTGGCGGAATGATGGGCTACAAAGCAGGTGGTTCACCTGGCGTAGAGGTTTTAAAAATGCCTCAAGAAATACCAACACCAAAACCAGGACAACCATTAACAGTAGCTGCTAAAGGTCATAAAGGTTACAGCAAAAAAGTAACAATTACATAGGAGGATATTATGAAACTTATCAAGGATGTAATAGAGTGGCTTAAAGAGTGGAACGATTGGAACATGAAAGACTGGATTAAAGCTGGTATCATATGTGTGGTCGTTATCATGATTTTAGGATCAATCTAAATGTGGCAACTATTAGCTAAGCCTCTTCTCGGAGTCGTAACAGACTCCGTGAAAGGTTTTGTTCAGACAAAAAAATTAAAAAGTGAAGTTAAAATAGCTCAAATAGAGGCAGAGAAAAAGAGAAACGAGGACATAGCAACAGGAAAAATTAAGTGGGAGCAAAGCGCTGTCGATCAAATGAAGGGCAGCTGGAAAGACGAATTTGTTCTTCTAGCCTTGATGGTTCCTGCTATTTGTGCCTTCTTACCTTTCATGCAACCACACATAGAGCGTGGGTTTCAGATTTTAGAAACTCTTCCTGAGTATTATACGCATCTATTATATCTTGCGTGTTCTGTTTCTTTAGGTGTTAGAGCAGCACCTGGCATAAAAGGAATGATTAGTAAAAAGAAATAATGAATGGATCCGATAGAATTAATAGAAGAATTAAATAAAATACTTAAGAATAATAGAAAGTTAGTCACCGATGTCGTATTGACAGGTGGTGCTTCAGACTATAATAATTATATGTATTTAATGGGTAAATTAAAATCATTAGATAATGTAGAACAAGAATTTAAAGAGTTCTTGCAAAAAAGGAGAATACAAGTTGAATAAACCAATACCAGATAAAGTGCTTAACTTTGGCACAGTCAAAAAAGAGCAGGAAGAACAACCTGACGTAGCAAAAATTAATCAAAAATTAAAAGACAGATTACCGAAACCCACTGGTTGGAGAATAATAATTTTACCTTACAAAGGCACAGGTAAGACAAAAGGTGGCGTGATATTATCAGATCAAACAGTTGAAATGCAATCAGTAAGCACAACATGTGGATATGTATTAGGTGTAGGACCTGATGCATACAAAGATACAAACAGATTCCCGGAAGGTCCGTGGTGTAAAGAGAAAGACTGGGTCATCTTTGGTAGATACGCTGGCTCTCGATTAAGTATAGAGGGCGGAGAAATTCGTATTTTAAATGATGATGAAATTTTAGCAACAATCGAGAATCCAGAGGATATCTTGCATTTATATTAATAACATGGAGGAGCCATGCAAAAGCAACAAATAAACACACTAAAAGATGAACCTGTTGTTAGTGTTCCAAGTGAAGGTGAATCAGTCGATGTAAATCTACAAGAGGAAACTAAACAACAAAAAAAAGATGAAGCACAACCTGAGGTAGTCACAGAAGAAACACCGCAAGGTGAAGAACTAGAAGAGTATAGTGACAAAGTAAAAAAAAGAATTGATAAACTTACTGGTAAGCTTCGTGAAGCAGAGAGAAGAGAACAAGCCTCTTTTCAATACGCTAAAAGAGTAGCAGATGAAAATAAGAAACTTAAAGCAAAATCAAATAGCTTAGATCAATCTTATATTCAAGAGTTTGAGGCTCGTACACAAATAGAAACAAAAAAGGCAGAGCAAGATTTGCAAAATGCAATTCAAGCTGGTGATGCTGAGGCACAAGTCGCAGCTCAAAAAGCGATTGCAAGATTATCTATTGACAATGAGCGTCTAATGGCTACAAAAGAAGCTAAGGAAAGTAAAAAGGAAGATCAAGAGGAGGATGTTACACAACCACCTCAAGACGCTCCTAGAAAAATAGATCCTAAAGCTGAAGCATGGGCAGAAAAAAATCCATGGTTTGGTAAAGACGAGGCAATGACTTATGCTAGTTTCGGTATACATAAGAATCTAGTAGAAGAAAAACAAATGAATCCTAATTCGGATGAGTATTATGCTGCAGTCGATAAAAGGATGAGAGAAGAGTTTCCCCATAAATTTGGGGTAGAGAGTTCGGAATCTACGAGACCCGTCCAACCCGTAGCTTCTGCTGGTCGTTCTACAACGCAATCAACATCAGGACGCAAAACAGTTAGACTATCTCCGAGCCAAGTCCATATCGCCAAAAGACTTGGAGTACCTCTGGAGGAATACGCTAAATACGTGAAGGAGTAATAGCATGGAAAAAGAAACAACCAAGAAGACCTCACGCACAGATGCCACTCGTGAAAAAACAAAGAGGGCACAACCTTGGCGCCCACCGTCAAGCTTAGAAGCGCCACCTGCGCCTCCAGGATTTAAACATAGGTGGATAAGAGCTGAAACATTAGGAACTGAAGACAGAAAGAATATGGCTGGAAGACTTCGTGAAGGATTTGAGCTAGTTCGAGCTGACGAGTTTCCTGATTTTCACGCACCTACAATAGAAAATGGAACGCATGCTGGTGTCATAGGAGTTGGTGGATTATTGCTTGCTCGTATACCAGAAGAAATTGTTGAACAAAGAGCAGAGTATTTTGCTGAACAAACTAAGACGCAAGAAGAATCTGTAGAAAACAATTTATTCAAAGAGCAGCATAGAAGTATGCCTATTTCTGCTGACAGGCAAAGTAGGGTTACTTTTGGTAGTGGTAGAGGCAACGACAAAAATTAAATTTTTGTTATGAGTCCTATCACTTTTTAAACTAACTGGTTAAGGAGGACTTATAACCATGGCAAACAAAGACGCACCATTCGGTTTTAGACCTGCAAAGATGTTGGGTGGAGCACCTTTTAATAACGGCCAAACAAGTTATGGCATAGCAAGTGGATATAACACAAATATATTTACAGGCGATGCTGTTGAATTGCACACAGACGGTACTGTTACCGTAGGAGCTGCAGGAGCGACAAACTTAATTGGCGTATTTAATGGATGTTTTTACACTGACTCAACAGGTAAACCGACATACTCAAAATACTGGCCAGCTGACACAGTGGCTAGTGATGCAGTAGCATTTGTCATCGATGATCCAAACGTGATCTTCGTGGCACAAGAAGACAGCACCAATATTGGAGCCTCATGGCCTGCCAATAGAGGATCGAATGCTGACTTAGTATCAACACACGCAGGTAGTGTAAAAACAGGTAGATCTGGTATGGAACTAGATTCTAGCTCAATCACTGCTGCAACAGCACAATTTAGGATAATTGACCTCGACACTGATGAGTACAACAATGAATCATCAAGTGCTAACGGGAACTATCTCGTTAGAATAAACGAAGGTCTTCATTATGCTAACACTGCTGGTATTTAATAGGAAGGACTAAAAAATGGCTATATCAAGAAGTCAACTCGTCAAAGAGTTAGAACCTGGTCTTAATGCATTATTTGGTCTTGAATATGCAAGATACGAGCAGGAGTGGTCAGAAATTTTTGACACAGAAACTTCAGACAGAGCGTTTGAAGAAGAAGTAGAACTTTCTGGCTTTGGTAGTGCACCAGTTAAAGCTGAAGGAGCAAGCGTACAATTTGACGATGCAACAGAAGCTTTTACTAGTCGTTACTCACACGAAACAATCGCTTTAGCATTTGCTATTACTGAGGAAGCAGTAGAGGACAACCTTTACGATAGCCTAAGTTCTAGATACACAAAGGCTTTAGCACGTTCAATGGCTAACGCTAAAGAAATTAAGGGTGCTAATGTTCTTAACAGAGCATTTAACTCTTCTTTCACAGGCGGAGACGGTGTTGAATTATGTTCAACTGCACACTTAACAGTTGCAGGTGGCAATTATGCCAACGAACTATCAACATCTGCTGATTTAAATGAAACATCATTAGAGCAGTCATTAATTGACATCGCTGGTTTCATTGACAATCGTGGACTAAAAATCGCTGTAAAGGCAACTAAGATGATCATTCCAGTAAATCTTCAGTTCGTAGCTGAAAGATTAATGAAGAGTCAGTTAAGAACAGCAACATCAGATAATGATATTAACGCTATCGGCAACATGGGCATGATCCCAGGCGGATATGTAATCAATCATTATTTAACTGATACAGATGCATTCTTCTTAAAAACTGATGCTCCAAATGGTTTGAAGCATTTTACACGTGCCCCAATCAAAACTTCTATGGAAGGCGATTTTGATACAGGTAACGTAAGATACAAAGCTAGAGAGAGATATTCATTTGGATTCTCTGATCCTAGAGGTATCTTTGGCTCACCAGGCGCATAATCTAAAAAACTAGAATGGGCGTTTATCGCCCATTCTTTCTTGCAAAATATTTCAAAAAAAGTATATATTAAATATAGTTACATAGACTGCTTATGCAGACGATATAGAGACTATGTAACAAGGTCTATATAACCAAGGAGGTTTAAAATGGCTAACTCAACATTTAGCGGTCCAGTAAGATCAGAAGGTGGTTTTAATGTAATTAATAAAGCTACTGCTACTGGTGCTATTACAGAAACAGGTTTTTCTGTAAACTCTACTGGTCAACTAGTTTCTATGGGAACTAGAAAAATACAATCATTTGTAGGTACATTAGCTAGTACAGACGCAGCATCAACAGCATATGGTGATGGTGATGTTCTAGTAGAATTAGGTGCACTTAATACAGACGCACCTGATGGCTTAGTAACACCTAGCAAATTTTTTATACACAAAGCATTGATTGGTATAACCACAGCTGCAGGTGAAACTTTAGTTGGTGGATTATCATTAAGTGCAACTTCTGGCACAGCTACAAATACAGCTGTATCATCTGGAACAGAAATAGTTGGTGCAGGTGTTGCATCTTTTAATCCAAGAATTTCTGCCACAGATTCAGTAACAGAGGTAGACATTAACTTTAACAACACAGCAGGTAACTATCATGTGTTTGCACCAAATGTTTCAGCAGCTATTGCAAGTAAAAATTTATACGCTTTTGCAACAACCGCTGTAAATGCAGACGTTACAGCAGGTAGATTTACTGTTGAATTAGAGTACTCAGTATATTAATAATTAGTGAGGGTGGTGCTGGGTTATAGGCCACCCTCACAGTTTCTTAATTAAGGAGGGAAACAATGGCAGATACAGTAACAGGACCAACAATACTACAACAAAACGACAATCGAGTTGTCATTAAAATGGTTGTACAATCAGATGGGTCAGGTAGCACAACAGTTATGGGAGATGTGTCGGCATTAGCTGCACGTGG